ATCAATATATAGGCTAATAGAGTTTACAGAATATACTCCTACAATATGCATAGCCTTCTTGCTATATGTTAATGCCCACCGAATTTGTTCTGTAGCAGAAACCTTAAATACAATATCGCCTTTTTCCCAATATAATCCAATACCATCTGTTGTATCTGCAAATAAAGTTGTGACATTTGTTGATTGAATAGATGGGCTAATCCATAACTCTAATGTAAAGTCATTATCTGAAGAGTATTTATTGCCGAGCCCGTTTGAAACAGATGAGCCATAAAAGTCTTTTGATGTTGGTACTGTTATATAAGCGGTATTGGTTATCTTGGTTCCTGATCCGCCGCCTGGAATAATTGGTAGCATATTCGCTGCAGGAGCTCCTACATATGTAGCATTATTTCCGCACCCAGATATATCTGTTGCTGTTGCACCAACAGACTCATCCAGGGGCCAAAAGCCCACTGGATAGTCCTTTATTACTTTTAGTTGGTAAGACACCCTTTAATTATACACCAATTAGGCTTGTGGTTCTTGTTTCTTGATTGCAGAAGCCAGAAGCGCAACTACCGTATCTGCGGTTTGGCGGGCATCAATAGCTCTTACAAGCTCGCCGCATCCAAATCGGATATCGTTAAGATTTGCTGGTCTAGCCAACTCGATCTTTGTTGAAACATCTGTGAGGGCTCTAAAAGAACCATCTGTATTTTTTACTACAAAGAACACAGTCTCTGCTTTAATAATATTATCTTCTGATACGGTATCTTCTACCAAATCTTCAGATTCAACTACTTCTTGATTTTCCATATTTTCTGTCATTTTATCTCCTTCTATCATATCCGTGGCGGTTGATCATTTCCGCCGCTGGTTTCCATGTTTCTGCATTTGCATTTAAGCCATGCCCAAAAACAATTCTATTGTAATAATTAAATGCAGCGCATACTGCTACTGCATCCTTAAGCTCTTCTTCTGAAACTCCAGAATTAATAGCATCCGTAAAATCTGATTCTGTTATTTCTGATGGAGATAGCGTTAACTTTTTAACATATGCCATCAATGCAGCAAGCTTTGCATCGCCTGTCTCACCAGATAGTACCAAGTCCATATCGTTTTCTGAATAACCTAAAGATAATGCGAACTCTCTATGTGAACCCCAACAATACTCGCAGCTGTTAAGCTTAGATACATAAGATGCCAGAACTTCTCTAATAACGGGGTCTAAAGATGAAGGCTCTCTTAATACCTCTTCTGCCAATGTAAGTGATGGCATATACTTTTTAGGATTTTCTTGAAAAATATTTACTATGCTTGTTGCGCTTTTAAGCGATGAAAAAAATGACATTATAGAATTACCCCAAAGTGTTTAAGTATTGAGGCGAATGCCAAAATACACCATGCTATATTAAACCAAATAATTGTTGGTAAAGTCTTAATGGTGGAAGTAAGTATAAGGGCAAGGCTTGAGCCTAATGCAAAAATATACAGCCACCACCACTGTTTACCAAACAATAGTCCTGGGATAATTATAACAAGCTTTGTGCAGAAAGACAAGGCCTCCACAGCATTGACACGATTCCAGTAAGACTTTTGAAAAAATCTTTTAGAAACGGATTTAAAATCATTAATTTTTAACACTTACTGATCCGATCAGATTTAAAACCTCTTCCCATGTGGTAGAGGATTGAGCTGCCAAATTCTGTCTAATTTTAAACAGTTCGTAGTTCATATTTTCTGCTTCAGAATATGAATTTTTGAATTCTTCTATATATGGCCTGGTGTTAAGTATACCATTACCTTGCAGAACAAACAAGTAGTTTTCCAAGGCAAACATATTAGTGTTATCAAAATCACTGTATTCCAGCATATTGTTTTTAGACTTATTTAGTATAGTTTTTACAAAGTCTGGGGTACTGTTATTAGTAGTAAAATTTTTCCAGAAATCTGTGTCTTCCCTATTTGTTACATAATGAAGATATATAAAATTCAATATTTCTTCCTGATCCATCCTGTATCTATGGTTAAACATTTCTTTATCGGATTCAGAATAATTCAATAAATCATCTAAGTCTGCTGGTAGCCTTTTAAGGCTATGAAGGTTAGATAAAATTGCTGTGGCTTCCATTGGCTCTATAAAGCCAGCCGATAAACCCATTGCAATACAATTTTTTATCCATACGTTTTTATACATTCCAGGATTAAACTCGAAGAAAAGACCTGGCTTTGGAGGCTCAACGCTGAATCCAAAATACTCCTCTACTTCTTTCTTAGCTTCATCTACTGTTATATAAGAAGAATCGAATACGTATCCGCATCCATATCTGTGTTGTAATGGGGTTATCCACATCCAACCATACTTCATAGCAACAGCATTTGTACTTGATACCACCCCTTTGCCAATCTGATCGTGAGACAAGAAAAATGGAAATGCTTTATCCGCTGGTAAATTCTCTGAGTAGCTTTTCCATTCTGAATTATAATGGTTTCCAATAACTAGTCTTTTAAATCCACTACAGTCAAACAGAAAATCTACATCTATTGCATTCTCTTTACAATTTATCTTTATAATAGAGCCATCGCTGTTCTCTTCAAATGACACGACTTCGTCATTTATATAGGAGACGCCCCTATCTTCTACAGCTACTTTTTTAAAATATCCTGCTGCCAATTTAGCATCAAAATTCAAAGAGAAGTGGCCTAGTCTAGTAGTATTTTTTGAAAATGGAAATCTTTCATTTTCTGCTAAATTTGAGTTTAAATCAAATTCTGCCTGCTTATTTCCTTTTGCAATAGAGTAGACCATGGCCCTTGAGTTGTATTGATTGATTGGATCAATAAAAGAGTTTAATTCTGATATTGCTAAATCATCATCGCCTGAAAAAGAATTATAATAGTGTCCACCATCTTTATCCCAGTTAGTAAATTTTGCAGCAACCTTGATTGTTGCTCCGCAATTATTAATGATCTCATAAAATGGAATCTTTACAATATCTAGAAAATCTATGAACATTGGAGTAGTGCTTTCTCCAGCCCCCAGTATACCTATCTCCTCACTTGCAATTACTGTTACGTTAGATTCTGGGTACAAATGCTTTGCATATATAGAAGTCATCCATCCTGCTGCGCCACCACCAATAATTACAATATTACTCATAAGACTTCCTATGCCATTTAAAATCTTTGTACCACCCATAAGCTTTTCTCATTGCATTAAACTCATTAGACTCTGCAACTTCAACTATAGAACTATCTTTGACTGATTGCCAATCTTCTCTTTTATATGGGAGTATTTGATAAATTGGAGTTCCTGCTGGAATGATTCCTTCAAATCCAGACTTTAAGAAAAATGGAAGATTGCCTCTTGCCATAGTCATATCTGCATCAACAACACCAGAAAGAGTTGTAAATGGCAGATCAAATCTATTGAATGGGTGGGAAATCAAAACACTATACCCTTTTGGAACTTGTATATTAAATATAGATTTCCAAGCGTAGTGGTCTTCGTCATGTCCTGCTGGAGTAGGCAATGTCTTATTTAATCTAGGCCTTTTTTCTATTGGATCTGGCGAAACCCTCCACTGTAATCTTGGACCTAGCTCTGTTTGTTCAACAATTACATCTGTCCAAAGCAATGCTGTGTAACCAGAAGTCATTGCATCTAAAAATGGCATACACATCTTAATGCCATGATTTCCAGCTCCGTTATTAATCTTTAGATTACCGCCTATAAACCTTTCAGATTCTCTATACCATTCTGGAATATGTTTTTTAGATGGTTCTGGAGTTTCTATTAATTTGTTTCCCTGGGAAGCAAACTTTATTTGTTTTTTCATTATTTATCCTTGTATAAAGTATTTGAAAGATGCTCATAAACAGTTGGGAGATCTTTTGCCAAAGAAGCCCATCTTTCTTTATTGGTATTCCATATTTGAGAAAAGTACTCGATTTTTGATTTAACATCATAACCTAAAGAAATCTGATTTGTATAAATTTCTGTTGCAGAAATTATTGGATAATTTAGTCCAGTAGCTACGCAGCTTAAGCCAGATGCTGGGCCACCATATTCATTTCTAGATCCCCATTTAAATAAATAAAATTTTCTTGCTATTAAATCAATTGGTGTAGATGCAATGCTGTAGCCTGAATTAATAATATCTGGATAATAGCTTCTGCCAGTAGCATTTTTCCAATATTTCGTATCTTCTCTAATTGATAATGCGTAGTGTAATGTGACAAAATCTGCGAATAGATTGAACTGTTCAAATGTTACAGTATTATATGCGTCTCTATCCCATTGAGAAATCTTTTCTCTTTCTAGAGTAGAGCACAAGTATTCTAAAAACTTGTGAACTGTAAACAATCCATTACTCTCAAGTGGCTCAATAAATCCTGCTGCAAGGCCTAGTGCGACTACATTTTTAACCCAAGTTCTTTTATGTATTCCAACTTTGAATTTAACATCTTTAAATTTTAAATTTTCTACATCTCTTTCTGCGTCATATGCAGTGACATAATCAGTTTTTAAATATTCTTTAAATTGCTTAAGCGCATCTTCTGGAGAAATAAATTTATCGCTATAAACATATCCCGTACCGATTCTTTGCCATGAAGGGATATTCCACACCCAACCATTTTCTATTGCTGTGCATGTTGTGAAAGGCTCCATCTGTTTATTTTTATCAGTGTATTGTATTTGTGTAGCCCATGCTCTATTATTTGGAATTCTATCAGAATAGTCTATCCATTCTTCATTTAAAGCTTTTCCAATAAGAATAGAATGGAATCCAGTACAATCTATAAATAAGTCTGAATATATTTTTTCATCGTTATCTAAAACAAGGTAGTCGATTCCGATATCAGAAACAGACCAGTCTTTTACTGTGTTAGTTTTTAAAATAACACCTTTTGGCAAACAGAAATTATTTTTTAACCACGCTCCAAACATATTAGCATCAAAATGCAGGGCTGATCCTACAGATGAATCAAATAATATTGTTCCGTCTTCGTCCTTAAATTTATCTATAAATTTATTTTCTGGAAGAAGGTGTGATACTGGATAAAATGTATCTGTATAATCTTCTACTTTAGTATCTGGATAAAACATTTTTTTAATATACCAATCTTCTGTTTCTCCCATTCCACGAATAGAATCAACTATTGGTCTTGTAAATGGATAGTGAAATGATCCACTTCCTTTTTCATAAAAATCTCTAAACTTAATGCTTAACTTATAGATAGCATCACACTCTGACATAAAATCTTCTTTAGCAAGTCCTATTAATCTAAGCCAATCATTCATAAATCCAAGGGTGCTCTCGCCAACACCAACTGTAGGAGTGTCTGGACTTTCAATAACAACTACTTCTTTTTCTGGAAACACAGACTTCATTGTTGCTGCAACCATCCAGCCAGCAGAACCTCCGCCAACAATTGCAATTTTATTTACTTTAAGATTCATATTCTGGATTTCCTTATTTCTTTCATTACTATTTTGTTGATTCTATTTGAATCAAATTTTTTATACAAATTACTTAACGAAGTATTTTTTTTATATCTTTTTATTTCAAGGGAGCTTTTTACTACATCTCTTAGTGTATCTGTAAAATAAAATTCTATAAAATTAATCTTTTTATCAGTATTAAATTTTATATAAAATAAATCTTCATTTTCATTTATTTTAAATCTAATATTATCGTATATTGCATAAGAGGGAACAACTGGCCTAAACCATTTAGATATATTAAATTGTCCTGGAATAAAGTGTGCATTACTTATTTTATTTTTATTAAAGAAAGGATCTATAACATCTATTGAAATATCATCTTCTGAAAATAAAGATAAAGGCACTAGATAATCCATAATCAAGTTATTTTCTGAATATTCTCTTACAGATATATAGTCTTCTAAATTTGCTGCATTCCAACCTATTGTTTTATCTTTATTAAAAGACAAGTCTAGCGTCATTGGATTTTTAAAAGAAAATGTATTTTTAAGTAAATTTTTTACAGCTGGGCATCCAATCCAATTAACATCATCTCTAATTGGCTTTCCAATATTTTTACTATAATCTAATAATATATTGCTTGGCTCAAAACTCATTGACGGGTTAAGCTCATTTGTAAAGATATTATATTTAGACCAATATACGTTTATCATAAATATATGATACCATTTAAGATATCGATAAGTCAATGACTATGGGAGTGTCCCCACTCAAATTTATTAACGCCTGGACCTTCATTAGCATTGCCAATAAATCTAAGTGTATTCTTAATAACATCCTCCATATTCTTATATGTAATTTCTATCATCTTTGAAATTACTGGAAGTGTTAAATTATTAAATTCTTCTCTTATAACAATACTAGAGTTTTCAAATAAATCTATGTTATTTTCAGAAAAAATATTAATTACATCTTTATATGTAATTAAATTTTCATTATTTTGCCATGACTCCAAATAAAGAAAAAGAGCAGAATCTTTTGCAAGTGCCACCAGCCTAGGAGCCAATATATTATTATTGACTGTCACGATTTTTTAAGAGATGGCAGTCCTTCTGCTGGAACAGGCTGTCCTAGCAATTTATCAATCACATCTTCAGGTGGTAATTTTACTAAAAGTAATTCTATTTCATCTTCTGAAAGTCCAAGTTTTACCAAAATTTTTTCTCTATCAGAAATAACTTCTTTTAATTCAGACTTTAACCTATTAACATCTTCTTCTGAAATTCTTTTAACTTCTGGCTCGGTTTCTACATCTTGAACTTTCCAGGAGTTGCTTTCTTTATCTAAATAACAAATATGTGTCTCAGGATTAAAATTTGGTGGAGCTACATCAGTTGAATATGCAGGCATTAAAAAAACACCTGGCTCTAAAGGAGATTCATCTACACTAGACTCTCCAACAAATTCCATAGTAATAGGGTTGTATGTATAAGCAATCATTATTTATCTTTTCTAATTAAATTAAGTTTAAATTAAAACTTAATACAATAACGTAATGCTATTGTCCGAACTCTAAGCTCTGATCCTTCGGCAACAGGTGCATCTAATGCATATTGTGTTGAGTTGTCACCGAATGGTTCATATCTGTATTCTCCAGACGTTCCCCATCCAAAGTGGCTTCCACCCTGAACCTGTGCGTGTCCCCATCCATATAGATACCAAGATCTTGTCTGGTGTCTATGACGTGGAATCATGGCATTCTGGAATGATCCAAATCCACGACCTGAGTCTATACCACGACCATCATCGAATCCACGGATATGTTCTCCACGAAGGTCTGGAACGTTAAATGTAGTTGATCCGTCTCCTCCGCCAAATGTGGTGCTAATTGCTGCAAAGAGGTCAGCATAAAGTGTTCTGCTTACAGCTGCACCATTGCAGTGTATGTATCCATTTGGAGTATTATTAGCTCCCCATGCGACTACAGTTCCTGCTGGAACAACACCGCCGCTTGCATTATTTAGTAAATTATTTAACGTTGCCATTATGCTATTAGTCTCCATCCATAAGTTGTATTGCTATAAACTAATCTTACAGATGCATTGTTTACGTTAAACGGCATGTCTTCTGCAAGGCCCTGGATTAGCTGTCCATTTCGGGCGATATTTACTGGTGTATTAAATGCTGTACCAGCTATATCTGTAATTACTATTTCATCTCCAAGTACTGGTGATGAAGGTAGTGTTAGTGTTAATCCAGATCCTGGAATCACAAAGTAATTTCCAGAACTTTGAACTCCTGCTGTTCTCAATTCTCCACGAGCAACTAACGTCTGGCTAGTTGAAATTATTTGTGGTCTTTGATCAGCATATCTCTTCGTTGCAACTGCTAAATCTACTCCAGCTGTTGGGTCTTGAGATACTTGAACTGTAGTTCCACCAGTCAAAGTTACTGTGTTTGCGTGTACTGCAACTGTTCCAGTAGATGTTGCTGATGCTGCACCAATTGTTACGTTGGTTGTAGATCCAGAAACACCATTTGTTCCAATATTTACTGTCTTAGTGCTTCCGCTTACTGTTGCACCATTTCCAATATTGAAAGTTGATGCTCCAACCGCAGAATCTCCGACGTTAACATTTAGCGTTGAGCCAGATGCTGCGTTTGATCCAATATTTATTGTTTTTGTAGCTGCAGAAGCAGTCGTTCCTGTTGCTACGTTATATGTTGATGAACCAGTTGAAGCACCAAACATATTTACTGTCTGTGCCGCTGTAGTAGTATTTCCTAGATTTAATGTTGTTACTGCGTTCCAACCGTTTACGGTTGTAGCAGCATTTCCAATATTAATTGTTGTAGCTACAGTATCCCACAAATTCTGTGTGGTCTGTGTGCCAACAACTGTTGGGTTACCAATTGTGAGTGTACCTGAACCTGAACCCATATTAATTGTACTTGCAGTTCTTGCAAAGTTAAGATTTGTTACTGTTGTGTCAAGTGCGTTGAATGATGTAGTTGTTGAAACTAGATCTCCGCCGCTTATTCTTACATCTCCAGTAGTCTTAAGGTCTGCAATATTCAAGGTGTTTGTTACTGTTGAAGGTAGAGCCCATGGAATATCTGAGGTTGGCTTTGTTTCAATTCCAGAAATAAGAGACCATTCACCAGTTGAGTGGTTACGTGCAAGTCCAGTGTATGATCCACGATATGGATCTGTTACTATTGCACTACCTTGGCTTCCACGAATTGTTGTTGTGGTTCCTGGATTTGGAACGCTGTCTGTAACTGTACCTGCAGAAGCTGTTGGGTTAATATTTGTAGCTGTCTGTGAGTAAGAAACCTGATTTGCTGCTGGAAGAGCTGTAATAACGAAGGTTCCGTTAAATGAAGCTGATACACCAGCAACTGTAATCTGTTGACCAATAATATAGTTATGGTTTGTAGAAAGTGTTAAAGTTGATACGTTGCTTACACGTTGTCTGCTTGTTACAGTTCTTGGTGTTAAGGTTACAAGGGTGGTAGGAGCTACGTCATCCTGTGGAACTTCAAACGATAGGCTGTAAGGTACAACTGTTGAAAGCGCTGATACGTTTAGAGTATCATTAATTAGAGGATCAACATCTTGAATAACTACTGCCTCTCCAATTGTTTCTACTGGAGGCGCTGTTAAAATAACTGTTGCTATACCATTTGTAATATTCCATGATGTTACGAAGTTAGTAATTGTTTTTGTAGTATCTGTTAGTGCAACATCTGCTGCTGTTTTAGCAAACGAGAAAGACTTGCTTGTTGGAACTGCTGTAATTGTATGAGTTCCATCGAATGTCGTTGGCACAGTTCTTGCAACCTGTACAGAACCAGTTGCTGGGTTTGGAGATTGTGCTACGCCAGTTTGAATGTAGCGGAATGTTGTTGAGCTTGGAACATCTAAGATTGGGAATGATCCATTATATGCTGATGCCACACCCGCAACTACAACTGTTTCTCCTGCTAAGAAGTCATGTGGTTCTGTTGTTGTAATTGTTACATAGTCAAAGTTTGTTGTGCGTGATACTGTTGTTGTACCACCAGAAACGTTTGAGAAGTCTGGGGTACCAGTATTTGCAAATGATAGTGTATTTGGAGTAACTGCGGTAATTGTATAAGTACCGTTGTAGCCAGTGTCTGCTCCATCAACTACTACTGATTCTCCGACTAAATAATCGTGAGATCCATCAATTGTAATTGTTGCTATGTTATTAGAATCTCTAGCAACCAACACAATATTCTTTGGATATGGTGTTGTAATAACAATTGGTTCTCTCTTCTTAACCATTGGGAAGAAGGTAGAGTATGTAGTTGTTGTATCTACACCAGATACTGTTACTGAGTCACCGACTTCAAATCCGTGATTTATGTTTCCAGTTACTAGTGTTGCTACGTTGGTTGTAAGAGATTTATTTGTAGTAGTCAAAGGCCCAAGGATTGTTCCTGTTCTCTGACTTCTTGCTTGTCCTAGGAAAGCAAAGTCTACGTTATCTCCAATTAACTGTCCGTTAGCTACGAAGATCATAGGATCTGTAACTGCTAGGTTTTCAGTTTCAACTGTGGTTCCACCACCTGAGAATGAGATCTGACCAGAGATATTAACATCTCCAGCAATATTCATATCTCCTTGAATACCAACTCCACCGACTACTGTTAGAGCACCTGTTGTAGGTGAAATAGAAGGTGTTGCAATTTCAAGGTGAACATTTTGATTTGGTGTGATAGCAATCTGATCATTACCAGTTCCAAATCCTCCAGCTGCTAGGATAATCTTGTTTTCTGTACCATTATTACCAGTTGCAATAACGAGATTTCCCTTACCAGTAGTTCCGTCTGGAGCTTCGAAGAAAATATATCCGTCATTTGGACCTGTAATTCCAAACGCTGGTTGACTGAATGAAGATCCAGTAATACCCATATCGATCCAGCCAGATAAATCGTCGCCGTTATTTGCGTAAACGATCACATCTCCTGATGCATTAGCTGTTGGGTTCTGAATTGCAACCTGTGCGTATGGACCACCCTCTGCAATAAATACTGCACGAGAGTTTGTTAGGTCTGCTGCGGCTTCAAAGGCTTCCGCTCCCTCACCGAAGTATAGAGAACCCTTTGTACGCATCAAACCATCGAATGAGATTTGTCCTGCGATACCTACGCCACCGACGACTGTTAGTGCACCTGTTGTTGCGCTTGTTGAAGGCGTAGCAATTTCAATATGTACGTTTTGATTTGGTGTAATAACCATTTGCTCATTGCCTGTACCTAGGCCACCAGCAGCAAACACGATCTTATTCTGTACACCTGTGTTATCTGTTGCAATAACAAGGTTACCGTCTCCAGTTGTACCATTTGGGGCGGACATAAAGATGTATCCGTCATGTTCTCCAGTTACACCGAATAATGGATCATTAAATGATAGGTTTGTAATACCCATATCAATCCATCCTGAAACGTTGTCTCCTTCTTTAGCATATGCAATATAGTCTGCAGATGAAGAAGTTCCTGATCCAAGGTTTACTAGGGCGTTTTGTACGAAACCTGTTGATGTTCCAGCTGCAATAACGACTGCATCTGAAAGTGATGCTGTTGATTCAAAGTTTGTTGCTCCAGCACCAACTGGAAGCTTTGTAACACCCTGAAGGTCAACGTTTCCAAGAACTGAGAGGTCTCCAGCAATATTTACATCTCCAGTAATACCCGCTCCACCTGCTACTACAAGTGCTCCATTTGTTGCTGAAGTTGAGTTTGTTGAAATTTCAATATGTACCATTGTATCTGGAATGATAATCACTTGCTCATTACCAGAAGCAAATCCACCAGCTGCTAAGACAATTCTATTATCTGAACCTGTGTCTCCAGTTGCAAGAACTAGGTTACCAGCTCCAACGTACATTGTTGCAGATCCTGTTGTTGCTGCTGAAGGAATATCTGCGTTAGTTTTTGCGAATGAGAATTCTGTTGATGTTACGGCAGTAATTGTGTGTCTACCGTTAAATACAGAATCAATTCCTGTAATATCAACTTTCTTTCCAACAGTAAATCCGTGTGGATCAGTTGTTGTTATTGTTGCAATATTATTTGTTAAAGACTTGTTTGAGATAGCCTCTGTTAGTTTTGGAGCGGCTGTTCCAAAGACATATGCATCGCTTGGGCCAGTAATTCCATATGTTGAAGAATCAAAGTCTGGGCCAGTGAAACCCATATCTGCCCAACCTGCATCATTTGTAGATCCAGTTGTATAGGCAATAAAGTCTGCTGACTGCTCTGCACCATTTCCAGTTGAAAGATCCAGGTTATTGATTACAACACCTTGTGCAAATCCCTCTGCGTCCCAGGCTGCTGCTGTTGCAACATCTGTGAGAGCAGCATCTCCTTCAATAAATGTACGTGCACCATCACCAAAGTAAAGGTTTGTTACATCTCTTTCAAATGTGGCTACTGATCCGTCTGTAGTAAGTACGTATCCGCCACGACCACCCTGTGCTGGAAGAAGACCAGTTGCTCCCTTTGCTAAAATATCCCAATATTCTTCATCATCAATCAAGAACGGGCTTGATGTGTGGTCTTGTGTAGCAATTCTTGCGTTTTCTCCATCGGAAATAACGTCTCCTGAAATATAAACTGTTGATGCAGCCCATGCTCCACGATATCTAATTCCTGAATTATATTTTGTCCACTTGCCAGAGTTAAGGTCTGTTGCAAAGTATGCTGATGACGAGTGGAATACATTTGTTAAATATGTGCTTCCTCCCCAGTTTACAACGTCTCCAGATAAATACTCACTTGAAGGAGCCCATTCTCCCTTATAGCTAAATCCTGAAGTTAAAACATTCCAGTATGTTGTATCGCTTGGAGTATTTCCTAATGTATCTCCCTTAGCAATGTAAATTGTAGAACCGTAAACAATAATATCATTTATGTGATATTGTGTTGCTGGGTTGTATGTTCCCATAGCACGAACGCCATCGACAAACACTGTCCAGTCATCTGAATTAAGTGATGGAACCTGGTTTACGTTATTTGTTTCTGAAATGTAAACTCTTGCACCGTATGCAACTAATTGATTTGGCTTATACTGTGTAGCAGAATTCCATACGCCTGTTGCGTCAATTCCTGATACAAACTCATCCCAATATGATGTGTTTGTTGGAAGATTTCCAACACCGTCTTGCTTTGCAATATAAACTGATCCGCCGTAAGTTACTACGTCATTCTTTTGATAGTTTTTTGTATCTAAAAATTCTGCCTCATACTGAATACCATCTGCAAACTGTGACCAGTATTGTGCATTTGGTGGAGTATTTCCAGAACCTGTTTTAATAGAAATATAAACTTTACCACCATGTGCAACGCCATCGCCAACACGATATTCTGTTGCTGGAGAATATGCACCAGTAAACTTAAGACCTTCAATCATTAGTGCCCAGTAATTATCATTTGTTGGCAGGTGTCCTGTTGAAGCTAGAGCGTATGTATATACGTATACGTTACCTCCGTACTTAACTACATCGTTAAGTTCGTAAGTTGCTGAATCACTCCATAGTCCAGCAAAGTAGAATCTGATTTTACCAAGGTCAATAAGTTGTGTCATTATAATATCTCCATCAAAAGATTAGATTTTGGATCGGTGTCCCAATCAAATTGTACCGTATGTTTTGTCCAAAACCAAGCCTTATAATCGGTCTTGCGGACTACTCCTTCGGAAGGGAATCTAACTGGACTACCGTCGTTTATTACTTCTATTACTAGCTTGCCTGTATCGTTATTGTATCTAAAGCCATAAAATGTCTTATTTTGAAAACTAAGATCAATTTCTTCTGTATTTGCATAATTATACATTTTAGATACCGTCCAATACTGAAACGATTATATCAAAAGAACTAGCTGAGGCAGCTACAGCTTTTAATACGTCGCCTGCTTGTAAAAATATTTTATTTCCTGAAATTGCTTCAAAATTATGGCCACCGTCTACCGACCTGTCTTTTGTAACATAATATGTTTGTCCAGAATTTTCTATATACAAAGAAACAGATGTTGTTGATCCGTGTCTATTAGCAACCGAGCATCCAGAAATTACTGTGGAAACTTGAGCATCAACCAGTGTTACTGGTGTGAGTCCTACTAAATTTGCTTTAGCGTTACTAAAATTTGCCATATTGTTATTATAGTATACCTTTCATTATGAGAGGGCGATTAAAAGCCCTATATCAGTGCTTCCACCGCCTCCGCCTGGTTGACCTGCAAGTACTACTCTGTTTGTTACATCATTGTATGTTGCTGTTATATTTGTATGTCCATTATGGGCTAATAACGGAGCTGCGTAATCTTGCACCTCTTCTTGCGTTAATGTTGCTCCGCTACCTGAAGACAAAGAGTTCCAGACTGTTCCGTCCCATACATATGTTTTACCAGATATGACGTACTGTTGTCCTATTGTTGGAGTTGATGGAAATCCTAAAGAAGATGGCATTGTTGCTCCTTTAAACTATATGTTCTAATTTTATCATACATTATATCTGCACCCAAAAAGATCCGTCATAAATGTAAGTTTTTGCAGTTGAAGAATTCATCCAAATAGAACCTAGTATTGGATTGGTTGGCGGTACGGAATTAACTGCAGCTACTGCTTGTGAACTGCTTCCTCCAACCTCTATCCAGTATGCACCGTCCCAAATATATGTTTTAGCATTGTCTGAATCTAACCATATGTCTCCACTGTTTGGCGCAACTGGAGGATTTGATGAAATGGCTACAGATGCTCCACCTCCGCCGCCGCCTCCAACTTCAACCCAGTAAGCTCCGTCCCAAATAAATGTGTCTCCATTATCTGAGTCTAACCATATATTCCCAGTAGAAGGATTGTTTGGTGGTGTTGGAGAAATAATTACTGACGTTCCGCCAGTTCCAGAAGCAACAAAGCTTAGCTTGCCAGTATTATCATCATAAGATACTGATACATTTGTATGTGTTGCCCCAGTTATCATTTCTGCAGCAACATCTTGAATTGTTTCTGTTATATTTAATTCAGATGCTGGAACTTTACCATCTGGTCCAAGCGAAGCTACTCCGTCTATGCTTCCTACCGAAGAAAGAGGAACATATATATTTGGAAGGTTGTTTCCTAAGCTTGCTACAGCAAAGTCTGTGTATTCGTTTGCATCAGTTAATGCATTTGCAGCAGACCCTATTGGGTCATATACAGTAGAAAGCTCAGAAATTTCAATATCTGTATAACTGTTTGCTGATGTTATTGCGTCTAGTTCTGATTGGTCTGCATAATCTTTTGTTGATAAAAATTGAGTTAAGTCGTAGTTAACCCACAGTCCTGTAGATGAGTTATAGATTAAAGCATCTTGATTTGATGGAGATTGAACTGAAACATCATGAAGTTCTTTTAACTCAAACCCGTTTTGAACCTTAACAAATATTTCTCCGTTATTTAATTGCGATCTAGTTACTATACCAATAAAAACTAAGTGATTAGGAGCGGAAGGCTTATTTGCAAGTCCGTAGATTAAGGTTCCATCTGGGCCCAGCCAAACTGGGTCTCCAGCATTTGCGGAAGATGTGTCCAGGCCAGCAAGAAGTCCTTCTGCAACAACAAAACCCTCTGTATTGTTTGCAAGGGTTTGTGCTAGAAGACCTAAAGTTTTACTGGAATAAGACTCAGCAATATTAGATGCTGGTGTTATAAGGATATTAGTTCCAGATGCTCCAGATACATATACTGGAGTTCCAATGTTTATTGTTGATCCTGATGAATTTTTAACGTAATGTTTTACTTGGCTGGTGTATCCCGCTGTCTGTGCCTGATTTACAAGAAGGGTGAAGGCGTTAAGTTCATCATTATAGCTTACGGTTACCTGACTTTGATCTCCAGAGGAAAACGCATTGGCTATGGCGTCTTGAATGACTTCTGAGTCAACTGGATTATTTTCTAAAAATCTAAGACGATAATCTATAGAATTTACGTCGGTAGAGTTATTTTTTCCTACTTTTACTTGTAATGCTTCAATAGCATCATTAGCATCAGCGTGTTGAGCGGCATGAGATACGGCGGCAACCGAATCCGTTGGTTGCGGATTTAAAAAGGAGTCTATCTCCTCTGGAAAAGTTGTTGCCATTTACGTATACCTCTTTCCCAATTATACCCCAATATCTATTAGGATCTTACCACTTATTTAATGGACAGGTGGCATGTTGAAGCTTGGTTTTTAAGGACATAATACAACCACACTGCTTACATTGTTTTGTTAAATCTATAAGTTCTGGACAGCCTTTACAGATATCGTATCTTCTTTCCGCTTCTGATTCTTTAGCATATTCAGTATTTGGATTTAGTAGATCCCAAGGCCTAGTGTCTCCAAGCTTTTCTTTATATTGCTGCCATCTATTTTTGCCTGTCACTCATATACCCCTGGAACTATAAACTGGCCATTTAGATATAACCATCCTGGTTCTGCAAGCTCGGCGTATCGCTGAATATCTTTATGAACATGAACAAGTTGGGGGTTAGATAAGAATCCAGCCTGGGCCATCTCGTTACATAAAATTTGATCAAACTCCCCCTCTACTGCAAAAGATACGCAAAACAGTCCGTTTACCATCTCACATTCTGAGAAGCTATTTGCTCTTAATAGCCTATCTGCAATCTCATCTTTTACTCCAATAAAAAAGGCAACTTCGTTATCAATTACAAAGGCTATCTGTTTTGCAGACTCTCCTAGAGCCACCTTGCTCTGTTTTACCCCTGGTATAAACCAGTCTTCTTCTTGTAAATTAATCATATCTAGATTATACCTTTTCTATTAGATTTTGTAAATAGATTACTTGTCATCCGTAGCTTGCACAACATGTTGTTCTTGATCCATCTGAGTTGTTATTAGCTGTACAGTCTCCTACGTTGTAGCATTGGAAATAATTATTGCTAGCCGAGTTTGTAACATCATAACTCTTACAGTTGTATTTATAAGAAGTACAGGTTGGAGCTGGGTTTGTAGACTGACATGCTGGATAACTTGTTCCAAAACTGCACTGTCTGGAATATCCAGTTCCGCTTCCAGAATTATCATAACCAGGTTTTGTATAACTACAATTTCCTGCTCCGCCTCCTTGATATGACTCTGTACAATACCATTCGTTTACTGGAGCACAGCATCCGCAAGACCCACTTAACTGTTGATAGCTAACCTGTATTTCTTGATTAACGTTTCCACAGCTATAATCATAAGAGTATCCGTCCCATGATCCATTTATTAAAATTGTTCTACGTGCTGCGTAAGTCCAAGTTTGATACCCTACTGTATAGGTTCCATCACAAGCGGTTCTGCTGCTTACTGGACCGCTTATAGCATCCCCATATGCTTGACAAGATCCATATGTTGTTGTAGTTGGTGGAGTACATGATCTAGTTACTGCATAGCTACCGCTTTCATTATATGTATTACCGCAATTATCTGTTCTGCTACGAGATGATGCCGTTCCAGATTCTGTACCAGATGGACAGCTTCCGCTCCAAGTGATGTTGCTATAAGACCAACCAGAGTAGGAAGAAATACTACACGGAGCAGTATATCCACATAATCCGTCTATTTGATTACTACTTGTAACTGTTAATATATCAGTTGTCCCACATCCATCTGTTGAATACGAGGATCCGTCCCAAACTCCGTTTGCATAAATCTTTTTTCTAGTGTTATATCTATATGTTGTTCTTTCTTGATAATATGTACTAGAACAGCCAGTGCTATTTCCCAAGTTTGCTATTGGACTACCATATGCTTCACAAGGACCGTAAGTTATTGTTGGTGGTGTAACATATCCACACTGTCCATTAACCTGAGAACTACTTGTTATAGATCTAGAAATTGTTGGGCTACATCCAGATGAAGTATAAGAAGACCCATCCCAAACACCGTCAGCATATATCTTTTTTCTTGTATCATATTGATAATCTGTGTACTCTTGATAATATTCTCCAGAACATTGGTTTCCAGTACCTACAATAGAACCGCTTCCATACGCTTCGCAGGGTCCGTATGTGTATGTAATTGGATTTACATAACTATAATAAGAAAATGGAATAACAGTTCCAATATTAACAGTAGACCCACTAGATATAGATTGAGACTGAATGTAATTCGTTAAACCTGAGTCAGAAGTGTTTGTTGTTGATTCAGAATATGCAAGTCCTAGAGAAGAAAGTAAAGACTGAGCTTGTTCTCTAGTTAATCCTGATAGATTTGGAATTGTTACTTTTCTTATTCCGCCTCGACTGGGTCTACCAGATCTTCTACGCATTTTAAGCGCTCAAATCGCCGAGAACAACCCAAGAATTTAAAGCTCTTTTTATAAGAGTTGCACTACTCCATTGAGTACGCAATTTTAATCCAGGTGTAGCATTTGGAGTAAATCCATTTCCTGCAATAGTTACTTGAGAAGATCCTGTCTGTAATATGTCTACTGAGTAACCAACTGGAAATGCAGTAGAATCTGTTATTGTTACAGTTCCGCCTGCAGACATTTCAATAATCTTGCCAGAGTCTACTGGTAAAATTGTGTAACTTGAAGATTTAGAATTTATTGTTATTGTGTTTTGAGATTGTACAGAAATTGATCCTTGCATTGAAGAATGATATTGACATGCGTAATAAAGATCATCTGGGGCGCTTTGTGGAAGCTCTACTAAAATATGCCCTGCTGCTGTACCGTTACCTGTTATGCCAGTTGAATATACGTTACCTGAGCTATATGCGCCAGATACTGTCTGAATCCAAAACGGGTGGCCTGGAGCATTGATATGAATTCTATACTTCTTTCCTTTTTCAAAATAAATTAATCCGTTAGCTACACCATTTACTGTATATGACCCACTTCCAGAGTTTGTAATATAATAATCAACTGAAGGTTCTGTTAAATTTAATTTTAAATCTAGTGCTGTTTGTGTTGCTGTAGATACTGGTTTGTTAGCATCTGAAGTATTGTCTACATTTCCTAGCCCAACCATTGATTTTGAAATACCGCCAACTGTTCCAGTAAAAGTTGGTGACTCAATTGGAGCCTTTGTGCCTAAAGATGTAGATACTGTTGTAGCAAAATTTTCATCGTCTCCAAGTGCCGCTGCTAACTCATTTAAAGTATTTAATGTTTCTGGAGCGGTATCTACTAAATTAGTAATTGCTGTTTCGACATAAGTTTCTGTAGCATATCCAGTTAAACTTGGAATAGTTGGCTTATTGGTCAAATCATCATATGAACCAGAAAACAGCGTAGGCTTACTTGTTAAATCATCGTAGCTGCCGCTAAACAATGTTGGTTTGTTAATTAAATCATTATATTCACCACTGAAGATATTAGGTTTATCAGTAAGGTCATTATAAGATCCGCTAAACAATGTTGGAAGTCCAGTAAGGCTATTATATGCACCGTCAAATAAGGTCGGCTTGCCTGTTAAACTTTCATAGTCTCCATCAAAAAGAGTTGGCTTTTGCAGGATATTGTCCCAAAGAATATTTGGAATATCTCTACCGTCTATGTTTAATCTTTTACCAGCTCCAATGTTTGTCCAGTATAAAGTATTATCAGTTGGAATACTTTCGTTATCAAAATTAGCTACAAATATATTTCCGCCATCCCAAACTATATCTCCAGCCAAATATCTTGTGTTCTCTCCGCCAGGAAGCAGGTAGTGGTTTGCTGTCCACTTAACGGCTCCTAGTGCAATATTAGGTCTGTTTATTAAATCGTTATAGTTTCCGCTAAACAATGATGGCGTATTTGATAAGTTATTATAGTCTGTTACAATTTCTGAATCTCTTGCAATGTTAGAAGGAATATAAGAGTCTGGAATTAATGCGTTTCCATCTAAAGGGGCAACTCCGTCAATGTTACCTACATCCCCAACTGGAACATATTGTCCATCTATAGAGTTTCCAAGTCCTGCAACTGCGGTATCTGTATAATCATTTGCTCCCTGAATTGCAGTTGATAGATCTGTGGCAAGCACTACGTCTGGCCCTGTATCTAAAACTATGTAGTTACCTTCATCGTTATATGTAACGGTAATATTAGATCCTGTTGATATAAAATTTGTTAGAGCGCTATATATAGCATCTTGAGATATTTCATCAATTTCAAATTTATTAAGAGGAAGTAAAGAATTCCATAAAGTTGTTCCGTCGCCAATTTTTATTGTTTTTAATACTGTATCATATCCAAGTTCTCCGCCAAGTAAAGGTACGGTGGAAGAATCCCATTGTGCGGTAGTTCCTCTTTTTATTCTTATCTTTGGCATTATGGAGTACCACCATCAATTACATCTGAAGCTGGAATTTGCGTTGCTTCTACAGAGTAAATTGCTCCATCGTATGTATGAATGTGATCTAGTATTCCAGTAATAGCTCCGCCAACTGGATTCCATTCTAGCCCATCAAAATACCTTAGCTCTTCTGATATAGAGTTGTAGTAAATATCGCCAATTCTGGCAGAGACAGGATTATCTTCTAATACTACCGCATGAAGAGGAACTAATCTTTTTACAGACATTCAATTCCTCCTTAGCCTACGATTACTACCGTATATGCTCCAGAAGCAGGTGCTGCTGTAAATCCTAGTGTAACAACAGTTGAAGAAGTTCTGACAACATCACACTCTACTGTGTCATATGTTGCAGTATCGTATACATTAACAACAACTTCTCTTGTTCCTAAGTTATGAGTAACTGGATATTGATATGTTGTTCCATCTCCAACTACTGCTGTAAATTTTCTTGTTATTGCATGATAATTTGTGCCATCATTTGTAAGTGTCCATTTATCTGAGGACTCATTCCAAAGTAGCTCTACGTCAGATGAATTTCCACGCTCTACACGGATACCAGCATCAACTGTTGGATCTCCTGTAAAGTCGGTATTAAGGTTGATCTTATTATCAACAATATTTACCTGAGTTGTGTTTACTGAATTAATTGTTCCTGTTACGTTTAAGTTACCGCCAACGTTTAAGTTGTTGGTAATTGTTACATCGTCTGGAAGACCAATTGTTACTTGTGCGCCTTCTCCAGATGTAGGAACAACTGTAATTTCATTTAAAGTTCCCTGGATATCTTTTACATAATCTCCAGTTGTTTGTGTGCCAAGGTTAACATTCTTGATTGATACTGCGCCTGCAGTTACAGTAAAATCTTCGTCTGCAAAAGATGCAATACCTTTGTTTGTGGTAGATGCGTCTTCTCCAGTAATTGTAATTGTATGAAGAGATTCATCAGTTGTATAAGTAGTGTCTATTCCTTCTCCGCCAACAAATTTAATTGAATCTGTTAATAGATCTAGCTTATATCCACCATGAGCATTATCTGCTCCTAAATCTAGTTGAGTTGCAACATCAACAACTCCAGCTGCAGTCAATCGACCTTGCTGATCTACGGTAAATGTAGGAATCTGTGTTGTTGATCCATAGGATCCTGCAGTTACGGCTGTATCATCTAGCCTTACTGTTGTTGTTCCAGCTGCGTCGTCGTATGTTGTTGTTATTGCTATTCCGCCAAGTACAGAAGATCCAATAATATCTTGAACCGCTTCTGTAGAAGCATTCATTGCTACCCATGGACCATTTTCATTTAGTTGTCCATTGTAGTAGTACATCGTGTTGTTCGATGTATCATAATAAATCTGTCCAGTTACAGGAGCTGAAGGTGCTGAGCTTAATCCCTGAATTCTGGCATTCTGAAGCTCATTCTTATTAAGATTGATATCAGTTACAAATAATCTTGCCATTTGCTATTTCTCCCTTAAGACAGGTATGCTGTCCCGCCGAATGGTTGAGCCATTGTCAGCGTAATTTTGTTAATACTATTATAGTCTATTCCTGTTTCTAATATGTCGCCTGCGCTATTTTTAACAGTTACGTTTGGGTTATAACCCATGTTGTGCTCTATTTCCAAGTAATAGTAGGTTCCAGCATTTACCACCTGATTGATGGAAAATGGATATGTAAGGGTGCTTGTGCTTAAAAGATAGTTTGTTGCTCCCGACCAAGAGGCGTCGTTTGGTTTTGGGCCATAAAATCTAGTTGTCTGCTTGTCATAGTAAAAATCTCCTTCAAAGCCTAGGTTGTCGGCTGGAGCGCCATTTCCATTAAGAATTGTTTTACCACGAGGTCCCTGAATTCCAGCTGTAGGAATAACGACTTTTTTAACTTCTTGCGTTACTACAACATTTGGAATATTACTATTAGATATTGGCATTATATTGTCACCGATCTGCTCAATGTGATGAACCCTTCAAGCAATTTTGTTTTATTTAGATTACTGTCTGTCAGCATAATGTCATACGAAGACTTAGGGTAAAATAGTTTGTTTGTTTGAGTAGGGGTCATCTTAATAGTTAATCTTCCATTGGGTTCGTCTATAATTATTCCGCCCGCTGGTGATGTTAAAGAAAATGCTAACTTGCTTCCGCCTTTAGTATCACGAACTTGAAGTTTTGCTGAACAATCTGTAAGGTCAATTGGAGCATCATTTTCATCTTTATATTCAATTGTGAATGTAAAGGTTGTATTCTGGTCTATTTCCCAGTTTTTCTGTCCTGCCATTTTCTAAATCTCCTAAATAGGAAAACTCCTATGCTTATTTTAGCACAGGAGCCGTCCTAATTACTTACTGAATTTTACTTCTTGGTAAACCCAAATGAACTTTCGTTTGGATTAAGTGCTTTCAAAATAACTGGTAGACAAGCCGCAATACCACCCTTGATTAGGTCTCCTGGGTCAGTATTTCCAGTCATGTAAAGAGCAATGGCTGCACCTAAAAAGTGACGACCATAGCTTGCTAACGCTGCTAGAATTTTCTCTTGCATTGTTACCTTTCCATCATTGTTAAGATCTTCTTTTGTTGCCAATTTAGATCCTCCTTATTTCTGGGCCGTGTGCCCAGGAATTTTGGGTTTTACCCCAATCTTTATTATATACCTTTTAAGCAGAAATGTCTACCAATTCACAATTACCGTCTGAACTACATGCTAATGTAGCATTAATAGAGGTTCCGTCTTCTGTTTCATAAAATGATAAATCTTCCCAACGAATGCTGTTAGGCATTCTTTTAACAAGGTTTTCGTATTCTTCTTTTGTTACTTCTTGGTATGGGGCCTGCTTATATGAATGATCAGAATGTGGTAAGAATGAAATTCCAGACACTTCGTCAAAATGTTTATAGACCCATGCACCAACTTCCATCCACTCATCTTCTTTTACGGAAACAGTAATAGAGGGCTTGTGCTCACACCATGCACGTTGATAAACTAGCCAAATATTTAAATGCTCAATAGCTGTTAGATCATTTCTAACAATTGCACCTTCTGGTGCTTTTACTGGAAACGAAAATACATATGTATCGTTTGGCTTCATTACATCATCCTCTACAGGAATTCCAACTTCCTTCAAAAATGTAGAGATAGGGTCTCCCTTTGAGCCACGAACAGTACGAATGTAATATGGTGAATGCCATGCATGCATTCCTGAAGATACCCCGACCAATTGAGACACTGTACCAGATGGCTTTACACATGTAATAGCGGCAGACTCAGGAATCCCAATTTTTCCAGCCATATCTTTATTTGTTTCTCTTGCTTTTTCTCTTAATGTGATCAAGAAAGACTCTAGTGCGACTATGTCATTTTTGCCCGACATAAACTTATGTCCGAATTGTCCAGTAAGAGATACTCCTAATAGACGTTCTTCTTCTGTGTTATCTTTCCAAATCTTACGTAAATATTTAAAGTCTGTTAGAGTTGCTTGCCAGGTACCAAGAATTGTTGCAAGTTCAACTTTGCGTTCAATATCTTTTTTTGTATCGTTTTCACGTAATACGACTTCTGAAAGATTACAAAACTGGTAAGGACGTAGAATAATCTCTGAGCAAGGGTTAGTTCCATAGTGTATATCTGGATCTCTTCTTCCATACTTGGCTGCTTGGGCCTGAGCTGCGGCCACATTGTATATGCCTCGCTCTCCTGATTTTGAATCATACAAAGACTTCCATTCTGAAATAAATTGCTCCATCTCTGGCTTGCGAGAATACGCTACAGAGTTATTTGACAAAGCACGTTGGGTATTATTTTCCCACCAGTTACCTGATTTTGCCGCTGCCATTTCAATATCATTAATATTTGATAAAGAAATCATTGCTGAACGACGAACCCCTCCAACTACAACAACTTCACCAATCTTACACATAATGTCATGCGCTTCAATTGGTTTTAGATTACGTCCTGCTGCTGATTTAAACTTTGCAATTGTAAAATCAAAAAGATTAATTAGTGGTTGTGGTCCAGATGATCTTCCGCCCATAGTCTTAAGTCTTGCGCCTGCTGGACGTAGTTTACTTACATCAATTGCTGGAATTTGTCCTGCCCATAGCATTGCAAGAAGCTCACGATACGCTTTTGCCCAACCAGTCTTTGAATCTTCAACTACAATTACGGTTGTAGACTTTTCAAATGATTCTGGAACGGCGGGGAGTTTATTAACATATTTATATTCAACAGAGAATCCCACACCTGTACCACACATAAGAATATACATAGTCTCGTCAAATGAACGTGGTGAGTCTACTGGAACAAATGAGCAGTTATATCCTGCAACATGATCTCTATCTAATGCAGCACCTGCAGTCATTACAGATCTCATTGATGGCATTACGTTGCGATTGTAAACTGCATCCTTTAATTCTTTAAGAATCTTTTCATCTGGAACATATGAATGATTTTTACTTAAATGTTCTGTCATGTAGTCAAAGTATCTATCTACTGTCTCGCCCCATGTTTCACGACGGCTCTCTTCTGGAATCCATCTTGCATATCTTGACAATGCAATAAAATTTTCGTATGGGTTTTCAATAGTTCTTGACATTTTTAAATAACACCTTTTCTCCGCCTTGCGGTTATATGATTTTTGAGTTGAAGTCTAATTCTACCAAACTTTAATCTAAAGGGGAAGGGCTATTTGAATTTTTTTTCTAAATGCTTAAATGCATTCTTAGTCAACTTAATCCAATCATATTCTTCATGAATCTTAGTTGACTGAGCATAATAATATCCTGAGTATGCTTTAAAATTAACTGCTACTTCATACATTAAATCTTCTAAATGTTTTTCATCTGGTTTAAACATTGATCCTAAATGTGGATCTCCTATTGCAGATGGCAGGTCTTCTGTATTAACCTTAGACTTTAGCTTTAGGGGTCCAATGTATTTTTTATATTGAGCCCAGTCGTATGTGCAAATTGTTGGCATTCCTGTTGCTAGTGCTTGAAGCGGAATAAACCCAAATCCTTCACCCCAACTTGGATAGATCAGAACATCATGCGAATGATATAGGGCAACTAGTTGCTCTACTGAATAGTCTTCATTAATAGCTTTTATATTGCTATATAAATCTTCTGGATTAAAAAATCTTTCATCTTTATCATAAACTCTAATTGAGTGAAAATGATGTGACTTAATTGTAAGTTGATAATCTGGATTGTTTCCAAACATTTTTATAAAAGTGTCTACTACTAATTGTCCAGATTTTCTTGGAGCAGGT